CGTGGATTCGAGCATCAACAAAAATTTACTAGTGATAGCAACATAACAATCTAAATCAACTTGAATATCATTTAAGAATTGTGCTAGATGTTCCTCAAAATGTTTCAGATGATAGAAACCTGTGTTGTATGCAGGTATACTACCCATAGGGTCCGTTGTGTTAATTATGCTATAGAGTACAGTGTACTCATCACTTATTTCTTTCGAAAACCATGGTTGGGATTGGTTTTGATCGACGTTCTTTTTTGTTGTGCTTGCTCTTAGGTCTGTTAGTCTGGTTGAGTTGTAATGCTGCAATTTGCTGTTGCAACTTTGCGATGGTTTGCTTGTCTTTGTTGTCAGAAATGGGTTTAGTTGCTGCTCTTTCCCGCTTGGTGGTAGTGGGCACAACGACAGCTCTCTCAGTTTTTGGCTTCTTTTTGGTGATAAGCTCTTTAACGAAATTGAGAGCATGTGGCAGTGCCGTTGCAAGAAAGGGCAAAAAAGCACCCATCGCATTATACTTTGATGGCATACCATCTGGCATTTCGTAGAATGTATCCATCAAAGCCTGCATTTCTGCCAATGATGGTTTCGGTGACATACGTGCGATACCGTTCCAAGGGCCGTTCCATACCGGTTGCGCTTCAATACCATAATAGTTTTTGATCGCAATTGGTGAAACAGCTGCAAAGTTACTGGCATTTGGTGTTATTGGATTGGGGCTAATGCCTTGCATTCTGATAATTTGCCAGGTCATGTCTGAAGACCATAAAGTATCGCGCATAACCGGTCCTGTGGTTTCGCCGTCTGATATTGGATCAGTAAGTTGTGTAAGGTGGTTTGCTCCATCCTGACCAATAGTAAAAGCCCAGCACTCGTACAACCCTTTGGATGTCGGGTCGGTGTTGGACCCGGACATCCATTTGGGTGATAATGTATTGACGCGGCTGACTACAAATGCACCATTGATAAATTTATCCTGGTAAGATCGCATGGAATTTTGAGCGATCTGTGACGGTGTTGGTACGAGTGATACGGAATCACTCTCGTATCCAACTTTACCAAAATTGATAACCTGGAGAAAATTGTTGGGATCTAGTTTCAAACCGCGTGATCTAATTTTGCGTGTCTTAAACCAGTTCTCAATTATTGCATGGTGGAAATCGCTATGAGTTTCGTCAGCGGTGAATAAATCATCACTTTTTTGCGAATACAAATGGTCCAGTGCCGAGGTAAATAATTTGGGCTGTTCGTAAGAAAGCGTGGAGAACGAACCAGAAAACAAGATGTTGGGATTAAATTGTTGAGCCGAAATTATACCTTGGTTGTTGAAAGCTGTTACATTTGGGTACAAAGTGATAGATTTATAACAGGGTCGATACAAGTTGACTGTACTAGACCAATTCTGAAAATCAAAATTGTCTTGTACACCAACATTACCTACATCTTGGGTATAAACAGTAGGTGAACCTGTACCACTATTGACTTGGTAACAGCAACCAAACCACTTGATGCGAGCGCCAGTAGGTACGATTATAGAATAATCGGTATGCTTGTCCCACGTATTTGTCGTATACTTGCCTGATGAATAATCAAAGGTCACAGGTGCTTTCAATACGTCGATGTTGCGCATATTGTAAACAACCTGTGTTCTAGCATCTTGTGTTGGTAATCCCTGAAATTCTGGGACAGTTGTTGGGGGATGCGTA